CAGCGTGGCATCGACGGCATAGAGCAGCACGGCGCTGGCGGTCTGGGCCCCATCGGTGCCGCCGCTGGTGGCCAGCTTGTATTTACCGCTGGCCGTGATTTTCCCCAGCACCGAGCCGACCGGGTAGGGCATGCCTTGCAACAGGGTGATCACTTCGCGGGTGTAGTTCGGGTTGACCTCATATTTGAGGACGTCGCCCATGCTGGGCGGTTGGGTCAGGACGGGCATGGTTCAGTCTCCGGGATGGATTGGGGAAGGTGATCAGCGCTTGGAGTCGGAAGCGGCCTGTTTTGCGGCAGAGATGATCGGGCTATCCTTGGCGGCGGCTGCGGCCGGGGCTGTGGCGATGATGCCCGCCGCATCGCTGCGGGCGGCGAGATCGGCCAGAACCCGGGCGCGCAGGGCTTCAGGCTTCAGACCCTTGGTGACGGCATCGGCCGCGTCGAGGGTCACGCCCAACCGGGCGGCCTGTGCACAGACCTGCGCCACCTCGGCGGCTTCGGCGCGGACGGCATCGGCGGTCATGGCGGATGTGTCCGGCGCGGATGGCTCAGGCGCCGTTGGCGCACTGGCAGGCGGCGTGACTGGTGTGGCCGCAGGGGCCGATGCTGCAGGTGCCTCGGGCGCGACCTCGGCGGTCGGGGTGGCATCGGTGGCGGCAACCGGCGCCGGGTTCGGGGTGTCAGTGGGCGTGGTGGTCATCTGTGGACCCTTTCTGCTGGAGGAAGTGGTGCCGCGCGGGGCGGCGGCGAAGGTGCGGAAGGCGGTGACGGGGTCGGCCAATTCGTCGGCGAGGCCCGCAGCAATGGCATCGGCCCCGCGAAACACGGCGGCCTCTGTCGCCAGCGCGGCTGCATGCGTCAGCCGATCCCCGCGACCGGCAGCGACGGTTTCCGCGAAGAGGAAGCGCACCACCTCCAGCTCGCGCTGCATCTGGTCGTGCACAGCCTCGGGCAGCGGCTGGTAGGGGTTGGCGTCGACCTTGTGCGCCCCTGCATGGATCAGGGTGACAGCGATGCCCTTCTGGTCGAGCGCCCCACTCATGTCGGTGTGCAGCGCGACGACGCCGATGCTGCCCACAGCGCCCGTGCGGGGCAGGACAATCCGGTCGGCCTGACTGGCGAGGACATAGCCAGCCGACAGCGCATGTTCGGCGACAAAGGCTTGGACAGGCTTCTGCGCTCGGGCGGCGCGGATGCGATCCGCCAGATCGAAGGCCCCGGCCACCTCGCCGCCGAAGCTGTCGATGTCCAGCGCGATGCCCCGCACGCCGGGATCCGCGAGCGCTGCGTGCAGCTGTGCGGCGATCCCCTCATAGGAGGTCAGGCCCGAAGACTGGCCGATCCATGCACCACGATGAACCAGTGTGCCCGCGATTTCGATGACCGCGATGCCGTCAATCATGGCGAAGGGCTGGGTGCCACTGCGTTGGTGACGCTGGGCAAGGTCATTGCCAAACAATGAGGCACGCGCAGGCATAGCCGCGTATTCAACCTCGCTGGACGGCAGATCGACACCTTGGAACGTGATCTCCTGCCCGGTGATGCGCGGCCCTAACCCCGAGAGGAACGCCATCGCCTTGGCCGGATCGACCATCAGCGGCGTGTTGAAGGCGCGTTGGGCGATCTGGGCGTGGTGCATCATGCGCCCTCCGATGCGTCGGGTTTTTCATCGCCGCGTTCCTGTGCGTCGTCGTCAGCCCCGTCATCCTTGGCGCTGTCCTGATCCGCCTCCTTCGCTTCACCTTCGCCCGGCCCCTGCGCAGGCGATCCGGGGCGGCGGAAGTCGAGGCCCAGCGCCAATTCGCGTTTTCGCTCTGCAGCGATTTCCCGGTCGACCTGTTCGGCGTCATAGCCGCGCTCCGCCAGCGCCTGCGTTCGGGATTTCAGGCCCGCTTCGATCTGCAGGATCTCGGCCGAGGCGTCTTTCATCGGATCGATCCAGTCCCATTTGGTCGGTAACCATGCGCAGGCCTGATATTGCCGCCGCTGGCTGTCATAACCCGGCAGGTCCAGCGCGCCCGACAGCACAGCCGTGTCCATCCAGCGCACCCAGACCGCGCGGCAGAGCTGATAGACCAGCACGCCATGCTGCCAGGCCGAGATGCGGCGGCGGAATTCGATGAGGCTGATCCGCGTGTTCGAGAAGTTGCCCTTGGCGGTGTCGCCGGTCAGATAGCCATAGGGCACGCCCAGCGCCGCCGCGATCTGCAGCAGGGTCCGATACTGGAACGGCTCATAGGTGCCGCCCGAATCCGGTGTGGCGGGCGTCGAGACATCCTCGCCGGGATCGAGCCGCACCACCTGGCCGGGTTCGACCTCCAGATCCTCCTCTGTCGGTTCCAGCGGGGTTTCCGGGGCGGGCGAGGTGATGAACATCGCGAACATCGCCGCGATCTTTTTGCGCTCCAGTTCGGCATCATCGTAAAGGTCCAGCGTGAACAGCTTGACGATGGCAGCGGCAAAGCGCGACACGCCGCGCAACTGGCCTGCCTCGACGGGGTCCAGCACATGGATCACATCCGTAGCCGGAACGCGGACGGTTTCGCCCGCGAGGCCGGGATCGGTCAGATCACCCGGGTGGCGGCGCAGGAAGTGATAGGCGACGCGGCGGCCGATGCCGTCAAACTCGATGCCCTGACGGATCAGCCCGGCACCGGGCAGGGTGCGGTTCATGTCGAGGGGCAGCATTTCCGCTGGCAGCATCTGCAATTGCAGTGGCACGGTCAGATCATCCTCGACCCGACGCGGGCGGATGCGAAAGAACACTTCGCCCGATAGGAACACCTCGCGCGCCGCCCGGCGCTGAAGCCCGTAGAAATCCGTCAACCCTTCGGCGTCGGCATCATCCGTCCAGGCCAGCCAGAGTGCTTGCAGCTCTTCCTTCTTTGCCGCGTCGGTAATCGACGACGACGGCTTGATCCCGTCGCCCACCACATTGCTGGCGAAGGACTCCACCGCATTCGCCGCATAGCCGTTGTTCCGGACCAGCCAGCGGGCGCGGGCGGTGATCGTGTCCCCCGAGGCCGCGATCAGCGTGTTCACATGGGCGCGGCTGGCCCGAAACCCGCGCAGCCGCCGATGGGCCTGAGCGGCATCGAACCCGCCGATGATCGATCCCAGCCGCTGGCGGAACGCCTCGAAAGCCATGGATCACAGACCCTTCGAGGCCACGGTGCCCCAGCGCCGACGACGCGGCGTGCCGGTATTGGCCGTGGCGATCCGGGTTTCCAGATCGGCGATGGCGTTCGCCAATTCCGCGTCCGAGCCGTAGTTGATCGATTTGCCGTCATAACTGACCGAGCGGACGCCCGCGTAGCGCGCCTCCTGCAGCGCGGCCAGCAGGGCGCGCATCCGTTCCAGATCCATCTCAGTCCCTCATGAAGTTCGGCGTGTAGGCCCGGCGTTTGCGCCGTGGCGTGGTCGGTGTTCCCGCCTTGGGCGGGGTGGGCGTGGTCGGTTCTGCGGCCACACCTTCGACAGCAGCCGGGGAGACTGGCGGTCGGGTTTCCACCCCGGCCTGCGCTTCCAGCCGCCGCCAGGTCGCCTCGTCCCAGCGATCCGCGCCCATGATCCACGCCGCCGCCCTTGCATAGACGCGGGTGTCGAGCGCCTCGTTCCTCTCGCGCATCTTTTGCCATTCGGGGTGGGCATAGCCGCGCTTGTTGCGCACCGTGACCAGCTGTTCGGCCACCAGCTGTTTCAGCCATTCTGTGTCGATCCAGTCGGGCAGGTGCACCGTGCCGGGGGCGTCCAGCGCGCCCAGCGCTCTGTCTTCATCAGAGGGGCGCTCCAGCCGCAGAAAGCGATAGGTCTCGGTCTTGAACGTCGCCGTGGCCACCGACCACAGCCGCGCGCCCCGGCGCAGACGTTTGCCGCCGATGGTCGCATCGACAAAGGTCGGGCCCGACACCGGCGTCGCTCGGTTGAAGCCTTCGAGGCCCTTGATCGGCGCGACCTGCTCAAAACCCTGCTTGCGCGCCCAAGCGTAAACCGCAGCGGCCTCATAGCCGGTGTCGATGGCCAGCTTGCCGATCAGCATCACTGCGCCATTGGCGCAGACCCATGTGCGGCCCAAGAGGGCGGTCAGCTTGTCCCAGCACGTCGGATCGTCCGGACCACCCGCAATCACGATGTGATCGACCAGCCAGGACTCGAGGTCCCGGCCCCAGGCCCAGACATCGACCTCGATCCGGTCCTTCTGCACATCGACGCCAGCGGTCAGGAACAGACCACCGACGGGGATTTGCACGCCCGCGTAGCTTTCGCGCCGTTCCGCCAGCCGCTGCCACTCCGGCGCATCGCCGCTCTCGACCCATGTCTCGCCCAGCAGGGTGTTGCGCGCGGCGCGCAGCATCTCTTCTGAGCCTTGCGCCGCCAGCCAGTCCCGCGCAATCTGCGCCCAGCTTTTCCATCCCAGCGGCGAATAGAGCGCCGAGATGTGGAAGCCGATGGACTGCGGATCGGCCGAGACTGCGGTCGCGCGCCACTCGCCCCGCTCCAGCATCTGCGTCTTGTGATGCTCGGCGATGGGGGTCTCGCAGGCTTCGCAGTGGTAAGCTGCCGTGTCCGGCTGTCCCTTGTCCCAGCGCAGGCGCTCGAACTGCAGCCATTGCATGTGGCCGCAATGCGGGCAGGGCACGAAGTACCGCCGCTGATCGCTGGCCTCGTATTCCCGCTCGATCCGGCTGATGCCCCGAATGGTCGGGGTCGAGACCATGAACACCTTGCGCCGGTGCGAAAAGGTAGTGGTGCGCGCCTCTGCCAGCGTGACCGGATCGCCTTCCTCATCGGCGGAGGCCGGATAGGCGTCGACCTCGTCGAGAAAGATGTAGCGGGCAGGCATCGAGCGCAGGCCGGTGGCCGAGTTCGCGCCCGTCAGCACCAGAATGCCGCCGGGGAACTCTTTTGAGAGCATCGAATTGCCCGCATCGCGTGACCGGGCCGGGTTGACCCGCTCGCGCAGCGTCGGGCTTTCCGCGATCAGCGGATCAATCCGTCCACGCGACGTGCGCTTGGCCATCTCCACCGTCGGCAGCACTGCCAGCATCGGCCCCGGCGCGTGATGGATCACAAAGCCGATCCAGTTGTTGCCTGCCTCGGTCGCGCCGACCTGTGCGGCTTTCATGAACGAGACGCGCTGTGCCGGGTGGCGCGGCGACAGCGCATCCATGATCTCGCGCAGATAGGGCGCGCGAGCGGTGCGATATCGCCCCGGTTCAGCCGCAGCGCGCGACGACAGCCAGCGATGCGCATCCGCCCATTCCGACACCGTCAGGTCCGGATCGGGCCGCATCCCGTTCCGCCAGACGCGCAGGATGTCCTCGGCCCCGTCAAACCCGAGGTCGAGATCGACGGTCAGGTCGTCGCCGGTCAGATCATCATTGTCATCATCCAAGCGAGACCCTGAGATCAGCGAGGGCGTCGAGTTGCGCTCTGACATGGGTTTCCAGCACCCTCTGCAGGATCGCGGCCTCGATGATCACCGGTGTGCCGGATTGCTGTTCCACCTCTGCTGCCACTTCGGCCGCCATCAGCGCCGCCACTCTGCTGGGCCAGGTCACCCAGGTATCGCGCTCCTGGCGCGCAAGGCGAAACACCAGCGTCTCGGCGCGCGCCCGGTCGACCAGCGTGCCCTTCCGTTTCTGGATCGCCAGCTGGCGTTCCTGCGCCTGATAGACCGTCAGTGCGGTGCGGGCCTTCAGATAGGACGAGCTGTCGGCCGGGCCGGAGAAACCACTGTCGCCACCCGTGCTGCGCCGCTGCTGGTCCGGATCGGTCATCTCGGCGCGGCGCACATCGGAGGCGGCCGCGTTGATCGACCCGTCTTTGTAAACCACCAGCCGCCCGGCCTTGCGTGCCTTCTGGATCGCCCCGCGCGACAGGCCGGAATGGGCGGAGTACTCGCGCTCGGACATACCTTCCATGGCGATTGACGGAGCCTCAAGATATTGGAATTAAACGGAAATGGTCGTTTTATTCAGTTGATTACACTTGCCGCTAGAGCGAGTCTGGGTCCAAGGAAACGATGCAACTCACCCCCGGAGACGACGCCATGACCGCAAAGACCGCCCCCGCCAAAGCCCCCAGCGACGCCCTGCTGCTGGAGATCGCGACACGGCATTTTCACACGATCGAGACGCTGGAGACCCGCAACAGTGATCGCCTCGACTTCCACGATGTCGCGGTCTGGGCGATCCGCGCCGCGCTGGAAGAGGCCTTCGAGGCCGGACGCCGCACGGGTGAAGCCACCACATCGACAAGCCAATCCTGAAAGGACATGACCATGACTGCCACGAC